CAAGCATAACTTCGCTTGCATTCATAAGGAGCCATGGGATCCTTAATCATAATGCCTTCATAGCCGCCTTCGATGGCCAGAGCATTAATCTCTTTGTATTTACGTTGTCCTAATTCAGAATCTAAATCAACTAATTCTTGTCCAACCATTGTTACATTAGTAAACTCAGTTTGATATTCTTCGATAAATGTCTTTAAATGATTACTGCGGAATTCTTGTGTAGCGTTCCATTGCCCTTGTTCAAAGTGACAAAGAGGAATACAATCAAATAAGTGTAGTACCGCATCATTGGCATTGACATCACTTTTACGATGTACTTGTTTCATTAAGTCTTGAAAACTACTTGACATAATCTCGCCATCAAACACCCAGGGTTCTAGCAAGTTACTTGCTACTTGTGCAAACTGTTCCTTAATATGTGGAAAGTTCACCAGTTCCTTGCCATTACGGCTAAACATATCCACCCTACCGTCTGGATAAACAATAGTGATAACACGAACACCATCGAGTTTGACTTCGATGAGTTTTTGTCCGCTAACTTTCGACTCATGATTGGCACTGTCATGAGCCAACTGACAAGCAAAAATAGGTATAATGTAATCAGCATGTTTCTTCTCCACTACTTTATTAATAGTTTTTTCACTAACTCCGCAACGCAAATCTTTAATCAGTATGCGTCGGTACCAGCCATTCCATTCAGCCTTAGTGGCACTGGACATCATTTTAGCAACGGTGTCACGAGCAAGGTTGCCTGTAAGTGAACGATTGACAAAGCCAGTAATAATGAGACTAAAACTATCCCAAGGTAAGCCAGCACCATCTTCATCTTTTTTCTCCGGGATTTGTTTCAATCCAAATGTAATCATACTGTCCAATGCAAGTTTTGCACCTTCAAAGAACTCAGAGTTATTTGCCTGGGCTTCTCGAGCCACAATCGCTTCTTTGGCAAGACGACTGTTATCAGATTCCAGTTCTGCAATAATATTCCAGGGTTTCATATGCACCTTAATTGTTTTTGACATACGTCATTATACAATAAAAGTAATTTTATGTCAATTATCCGTGCTAATAAATTTGAATCGTAATAACAAAGTGGTTACCTCAGCAGGTAAGTCAAAATCAGTGCTTTGATTCTCCAATAAATGGAGTTTACGTTTCAATTCAAACAATTCATTGTTTACTGTAAACAATGCTGGTTTGAGTTCAAAGTGGTCTTCTTCTGGAGCATGGTTAAAATACTGCTCTAATTGATGTAGCCTGGCAGTACTATGTTCTATCGATGATACCAAACGATCACCATCCAATTCTTCCCACTTTGATTTGATTATACTTTCCAATAAAAATTTACAGTTGGTAATTTGAATTACGTCCTGATCCAATTTATTGAAATCTTCAGAAGAAATATTTTCCAAAGCCGTTGTCAAAGCAACTGCTTGCACGTCAATTAATCGTTTGGCTACGTAGCGTAAAGTGTTAAAGGAAGTATTAATCCCAGTGGTGTTCATTCATGATCTCATGTCGTCGTCGATACATTATGGATAGCTCATCTTTTAATTTAAGTTTTTGTTTTTTCAAGTCTTCTGCTTCATACTCGTTCCAACTTGGTTGTTTGAGCATAGCATCCAGCTTTCTAGCTACTGCGGTGTGCTGATTATCCAGTGTTCGGATGTGGTGTTCTAGGGAATCGATGTCCATAATACCTCCTGTTGACAAATATTATTTAATCTTGTATAATGGAAATTCTACTGTTAAATAACAATATGTGCGACACTTTATTACTCAATCATGACGGGCAACCACTGAACATGCTACCACCTAGTGTTATCGACTGGCAAACAGCTATCAAATTGGTTTTTTTAAACAAAGTGGTTGTGGTTAAAAATCACGATGACTGGGTTGTTCACAGCCAAAAAATGGCAATGCCAGTACCCAGTATCATTATGACTAGGCGCTATGTACGCACACGCAATCGTGTTCAATTTAGCCGCAAAATGATCTATTTACGTGACAACTATACCTGCCAATACTGCGGCGAGAGATTCACTGGCAAAGATCTAACACTGGATCACGTAACACCAAAGAGTCTAGGTGGAACTGGAGGCTGGAACAATCTAGTAACTTGTTGCGGCACTTGTAACTGGCTTAAAGGTGCTAAAGTATTACCACCACTGACAAAACCACGTGAGCCAAATTACTGGCAGATGGTTAAAGTTGCTAAAAACATGCCATATACAATGCGTGATCCTGCTTGGGCACAGTATCTTGGATTTGAAGACACGGAATTAAAACAAGCAACCGGATAACGAAGTATTTGCAAAATAAAGGAGCCCTAGGGCTCCTTTTTCATGACTAAAACACCTTTTCGTAAACTACATACATTATTCGCAAATAAATATTGATATGAGAAATTTTAAAGGCTTTAGTACTGTAGGTAAAACTCATGGTAGTTTTAAATTGTATGACATTGAGTTGGTAAAACAAGACCTACTCAACGAATTCTACACCAGAAAGGGTTCTAGACTAATGAGCCCACAGTTTGGTAGTATGATTTGGGATCTATTGTTTGACCCATTAACAGACAATACACTGGAATTAGTAAAAGAGGATTGTGTTAGAATCGTTAGTAGAGACCCTAGACTAGAGCTATTGGATGTGTCTACCTACGAAGAAGATCACACAATTCAAGTAACGCTACAGTTGCGATACGTACCAACAACCACATTAACAGAGCTCGTGTTGACATATCAACGCGACATTTCGGCAGAGCAAAATCAGGGATAAACGATGTCAAAAGCAATACGTCAAGAAAATTTATACGGGGCAGAAGACTGGTCCGTGGTATACAACAGTTTTAAACATGCTGAGTTTAAGAGCTACGACTTTGACACGTTACGCCAGTCAATGATCAGCTACATGCAAACTAATTATGCAGAAGAATTCAATGATTATATTCAAAACAGTGAATTTATTGCATTGTTGGACTTGGTAGCGTATGTAGGACAGAACTTATCATTCCGCATGGACTTAAACGCCAGGGAAAACATTTTAGATACAGCAGAAAAACGTGAAAGTGTATTGCGTATCGCACGTATGCTTTCTTACAAGCCAAAACGTGTTCGCCCTGCACAGGGTTTATTAAAAATTGTCAGTGTCATAACTACAGATCAAGTATTTGATAGTATGGGCAGTAACCTTGCCAACCAGATAGTTACCTGGGGCAGTGATCCCAGCGAAATAGGCTACGAGCGTTTTGTTAAAATTTTAGACGCGGCACTTAATAGTTTAAATCCAATAGGCACGCCGGTGCAGAAATATGTTGATTCAGAATCAGGCACATCTTATGAGACCTACGACTTTGACAATACAGACAAATTAACAAATGTACCACTGGCAGTAACAGCAGATGGCATGAATCTAACATTTGAATTAGTACCTGTTAAATTGGACACAGATGGCTCTATAGCACAAAAAGAACCAGACTATAGCAGTCCGTTTAGTATGTTATATAGAAATGATGGCAGGGGTGTGGGTAGCTCTAAAACAGGCTTCTTCTTATTTGCCAAACAGGGTTACACTGTTACCGAGACAAGGAACATACCATCTCCTCAGGTTAACATGAATATTGATATTACTAACACAGCTAATATCAGCGAAGAAGATTTTACTGTACAAACAGTGGATGCCGCAGGCAATATTCTAACAACATGGAAGCGTACAAATACGTTAGACTACACTAACCTTGTTACAAATAACCTTGGCTCAGATAAAAATATATATGAAGTGTTATACAGTGATGCTGACATAACAAGTATAAAATTTGGTGATGGTAACTTCACTAATGCACCCAGTGGCTTCCTGCGTTTATGGTATAGAATATCACAAAATGACTATGTAAGAGTCAAATCAGGTGATATTTCAAATGCAAAAATGGAAATCAAGTACAAGGATCAAAATGGTAACCCACAGTCCGTTTACCTTGTATTAGAGTTACAGGATAACATGGTAACAGGATTACCAGCAGAAACTGTAGACGAAATTAAAACAAACGCACCAGAAGCGTTCTACAGTAAAAATAGAATGGTTACGGGTGACGACTACAACGGTTTCCTAACAACACTTAATAATGATGTATTATTAATGAAAGCGGAGAATAGAACGTTCAGCGGCCATACACGCAATGTTGATCTAAAGGATCCCACAGGCAAAAGTAGACCAATAATTGAATTTGGTGATGACGGATATTTGTATAGACAAGAAAGTAATAAAACAACTTTTTTTGCAGACAGCGCAGGCGTTAGAAATATTGATTTTCTAAATAACAACTTAGAGACACAACTAAACGATGTCGGTGTATTAAATTTCTATTATGGAAAATTGAATATTGCGGGTACTGCAAACACAACAACATATCCTACTATAAAATTAGGTGCAACACAATATTATACAACACAAGCAGGCACTATAGATGCAGTTGAAAATATTACAATCATTAACGCTACAAGTCTTAATACATCAAACCCCTATGATAGCTTTGCCATAGATGGTGGTATGATAAAAATTAATGACGAGCTATTCACTTATACAACAATTATAAACAATCAATTTATTGGAGTGCGTAGAGCGGCACAAGGCACTGCAAAACAGGCACACGCATCTGGTTCTATAATCACTAGGATGAATGACATACGTTGGAGAGTTGCTTACTACGATTTGACAAGTAGCAATGGATATTTTAGTGACAGTAATTCTAGCATATTACCTCAGCAGTTGGGTTACAGTGCAGGTGACGTTTTAAGAAACGTTAGACCAGGCGCAATGGTAAAACTTGAAGATACAGATGGTTCCTATGTTTGGTCATCTGTTATTGATATAAAGGGTGATGGACTTGGCCTAGAAGATGGCCTGGGACAGTACACTGGCATGTTAATAAACGGAGACGGCCCTGTTGAGCTGAGTAGATCTGTAATTGGTAATAGATTATTAACTGAAATTCTACCTGCTTTCCCTAAGGTATTTGATGATAATATCAGAACACGAATGTTAAACAAATTAGACCTTCGTCAGTCTTTTGCTATATCATTTGATAATAAAATCCCAGCATGGACTCTTATTGATACAGATAACATAGACGAATCTTCAGATTTTAATACTAATAGTACGGATACTTCGTGGTTAATTTTAGTAAAAAGAGATACATCTGGCTGGCGTGTAATTACACGTCAACTTGAATATGTATTTGGTAGCAGAGGATTAATTAGATTCTATAATATTAATTTCTTACCTGCATTTAACACCAACTTTAAGAATGTAAGCAAGGATGACATCAGTATTATTGCCCCAGATGCCACGGGTAAACTTGTTACAAAACAAAAATACAGAATAACAGGCTACTATGTTTATGATGATGGTTACACAGACAATAGCAAAGTAAAAGTAAGTCCCCTGGACTTGGATGGTGATCTTTTGCCTGACCAGCCAGAAGGGTTCTTGAACGTAATTGAAAATAATACACTTGATTTAATAAATTATGATGAGGGTGATTTCTCATATACAGTACCGGCAGAATCAGGCAACACTGATCCTGTGCTAAAAACTGTGGATGGCAGAGACGGTCTAATTTTTAAATGGAACCATGTAACTAGTCAAGATCAGACTACAAATCCTAGTCTAACAAATATTATTGATGTATATGTATTAACAAAATCATACAATAATGACTTTGCCGCATGGAAACGTAAAAATAATACGTCGCTGGATATTCCTCTGCCGCCCACAACAGAAGAGATTCGCAGTAGTTTTAGAAATATAGCATCTTACAAGATGATGACTGATGAAATTATTTTCCATGCCACTAAATTCAAACCACTGTTTGGGTCCTTGGGCGCATCAGAATTCCAGGCACAATTTAAAGTAGTTAAAAATGCCAAGAGTAGAAGTACTGACAATGAAGTTAAAAGTAAAATTTTAGCAGCAATAGATGATTTCTTTAAACCAGGAAACTTTGACTTTGGAGAAACTTTCTACTTCACAGAGCTCGCCGCTTTTATACACAGCAGATTGCCCACAGAAATAAACAGTATTGTTTTAGTACCAATAAGTACAGATGGTAGATTTGGTACATTATTTCAAATACAACCAAATAGAGATGAGGTTGTAACCAGTGTTGCAACCGTTAACGATATTATCGTTATAAATGAAATCACAGATAGTAATATTAGGATTGGACGATGAGCGATATAAACAAAAAACCAGGCCAAATAAAAGCACGTAAAATAAAAAACGAGGCTTTACTGCCTAATGTCCTTCAGACGGATCCCAACAAAAAAATGTTGGGATCAACGCTAAATGCAATGACGTCTAAAGGACAAATGCTTCCGTTCAAGGAAACACACGGTCATAGAACAGCTCCTGCTCCTACAGACGCTTTCTTTAAACAAGAAAGCGATCAAGTTAGAAGAGAATCAATGAGCAACACTGCTATTATCGCCAATGATGATTCTGGAAACTTTTTATCAAAAGTATCTTATCTTGACATAGAAAACTATTTTAAAATAAAAGGTCTACCACTACAAGATGGCGTACAATTAGACAGTAACGTACTCACATTAGATCTACCCATAGATTATAGAAGATTGGTGGATTATCAATTGTATTACTGGGTAGACGGCTTAATGCCTGCCATTAGACTACATGCTGAGACACGAAAATATACAGTATCTCAAGACATCGTAGGTAAACCATTTGTTAAGGTAAAAGACGATTTAACTGGCAACGAATTAGAGCTATTAACAGGGCAAGTAATATATTTCACTGGAAGTCAAGAAGCACAATATCTATCTGCTAATCCGGATCAACCTAAATTGTTCTATGTAATTGCATCTAGTACAATAAGTTTAATATCTATTAATAATTTTGATGATAGAATACCTACAGGTTATTTTAAAAAGAGACCCTGGGATAAAACAACAGTGACTATTGATCCCCCTGCCATTAAATGGGACAGTGAAAGCTGGGACGGCAGTGTATTCAATATTGGCACTCCCGAGTATGTTGTAATGCGTAGATTTGCTCCTGATCTAAATCATTGGAGCGTTATGGATCGTTGGTATCATATAGGTACAATACGTGCAGTTGCTAAATTCCTCGATCTTGACATAGAAGATATTGCAAGGAATGACAATCAAGCACGTAGGCCTATAATATCATTCAACCTGGGTTTAAAGTTATACAATTGGCCAACTCGAAGTATTGGTGAAGTAAAAAGTATGTTACCTGGTAACAGAACAGAATATGAATCCAGAATTAATATTATAGACTCCGTAAATTACAAACTACAAGACGGTGATCGTGTTGTCTTTGAGAAAACTCCAGGTGTCTGGCAAGTAAGTAATGTAGCAACAGGTGCTAGCTTTAATTTGTACCTTAATAGTATAGACTATGACGGTGTTTTGATAACATCATTGACTAGTAGACTATATTACAGAGCAATTTTTAAAAATAACGGCTGGAGTCTTGCACAGAATAAGACAGAGTCCAATCAAACTCCATTATTTGAGTTTTATGATACCAACGGCACAAATTTAGAAGATGTACAAAATACAAATTTTGCAGGTGGAACAATTCTTGGTTTTCAACCAGGACCAACCTACGATCCTGTACTTAACAAATATGTTACTATTAGTAATATTGACTACGATGCTGTGGATGAGAAAAATCCAGGTGTGGTTGGCGCGAATCAATTAAAGTTTACCACAGATATAGACCGAACATTTACGTACTTTGATAGTCTTGCAAACGCAGATGTCGACATGGTAGGACCATGGACACATTTTAGAGCGGGCAGTATTAGGCCATTTTATATTCCAAGACAGGGCCTAGACATATCACCACAGTTACAAGATCTTACCTACGAGGATTATGAAGGCGAAGCCTGGAGTGCTGACATTATACCTGCTGTACCTGGTTTTAATGAGATTCATGTGTATCCTAATAATTCAGGGGATGTTGATTTGTATTATAATTTAACTGGTCTTGGGCTAGTTAAATTTACAACAAAAACAAATATCAACACATTAGAAAATTTTATACCTTTACTCAATGGCGGAATATTTAAAATTTACTGCCATAATTTGCAGTACCCGCTGTCAATATATAAATCCGAACTCGTTGATAACATATTACGTCCCAGTACAATAGACAGCCTACTCATCAGTAATAACAATATAACCAATGGTGTAATTACCCTGGACCTAAGAGAAACGTACGACAACGGCACAGAATATGTAAGTAATGACATAGGAGTGGATAAATCACGGTTATATTGGCGTTATAATAATCGTCTAAGATTGGCCATAACAAAGCCTATAGAAAAGTGGAGATTTATTAATAATGCATACTACCTTGATAAGGCAAGTCCATTATACAATGACTATGATTTTAATATAACAGATTCCACATCCTATGATGCAAGTCTAATCTATACACAAAAATTAACAGGAACACTGGCACTGTCTAGAAAAGCCAAAACTGGCGACAAGATAGGCATTGAATCATTTACAGGTAGCAATAGCAGTTCAAAGAACGCCCCTGTTACCTTAACGAATAATCCTCTTAATCAGACTATAAGCACTTTAAATTATTATTCTCTATTTCAGCATGGTACAGTAGCGTTGACAGCAGGTCCTACGGCAAGAGAATCTATAGATCCAGGATTACAATCATATAGTGCAAACTTGATATTAAGTGGCGGAACATTGGTCAAACACAACGAACCGTTGGCCAAAGCCGCAATAGTTGCCACTGCCATGCCTTTTGATCTTACAGATACAATGACCAAGCAGGGCAAGCATTATGATACATTCATGACGAGATTGTCCACGGAACTAAAGCATGTTGTTAATACTTTTGATTATGACAAATATACACAGTTGGAACTAATTGGGTTCGCATTGGATGCAATTTATATTAACCAAAAGGACAATGAAAGTTTCTGGTATCATAGTAATATGATTGGCTGGGGTTCTTCTGTTAATTCAGTGGATATTAATTTAACAACGAATTTAGAAGTCTCATTGTTAAGCAGCGTGGGTGAAATATCTTATTCAGCAGGTAAAGAGAAACTAGTTCACATAGTAAATGATGGGTACACGCTTACTAGGGGAGTTGATTATACACTTACCAGTGAACTCGATGGGTATTACACCAAAGTTATCTTCTCAGATGATTTCGTAGGCAAAACTATTACAATTAATTATTGGCCAGAAACATTTAATAGCCGTGTGCCTGCAAGTCTGGCAAAGATAGGCCTTGTTCCATCCTATACACCCGAAATATATAAAGATACAAGTTATACCGGCGATGCTTATTTCATTATACGTCATGACGGAACACGATATTATTTAGAAGCTGGTGTATCTGAAGTAAATGATAAGCTCTATCCAGTGGATATGATAGATCAATTGTTATATGAATATGAAAAGGCGATATGGAGTAGTATTGCATATGACATAGAAACAAGTTCATTTAAGAACTTATATAGAAATATCCCCGGTGGTTTTAGATCCACAAGATACACTTATGGTGAAGTTCTCGAGATATCTAACACAGAAGCCTATGCTTGGATGCAAGACAACAACATATTCACATTTAAGAATACTACATTTGACCAGTCTAATCCTTTTACATATAACTATCAGATAGGATCTGGCGACAACGACAGTACAATTACTGGTAGTTGGAGAGCTATCTATAAGTATTATTTTGATACAGATCGCCCACATAGTCATCCCTGGGAAATGTTGGCATACACAGTAAAACCTGCATGGTGGGATACGCATTATAGTTGGACGGATGACGAAAAACGCAACGAATTAATATCGTCGTTGGCTGTGGGTAATAGAGCAGAACCCGGTACTACTCCTGATATAAACGTATGGCTTGCAAGAGCTAACATTTTGGATGATGCATTTACCTTCCCTGTAAACTATGCAACTGGTGAATTACTTGCGCCTACCCAAGTACCTTGGTTAGCTGATGTTATAAACTATTCTGATGAGCACTGGCAGCCTGGTGATATATCTCCATATGAAATGGTCTTTTTAAGTACACAACGTGGTGTGGCAGCCATAGCCCGCACATTGTACCTTGTAACCCCCACAACTTATATTAATGACAAATGGGTACCTGGTAATGTTAAAGTTAACAACTTTGGACATAGATTAGACAAAGAGACAGGTTTCTGGTTAACACCGAATATTGAACATGTGTATCACAGACAGACCAATGACGATGGTTCTATTAATTTTACTTCTGGTGTAGAAAGTTTATTCTCGGAATTTTGTACATTATACAATAGAGATTTTTACAATGAAGTTTATTCAGTGTTGAATAATACAGAAGTAAACAAGGAATTTTTATTAAGCGGATTTTCAAATAATAATAACGTCAGAATTCAAAGTTCAAGTACACCAAACCAAACAACAAGTTTATTTGTTCCAGAAGAAAGTTATAGAGTAAGAACGTTACATCATTATCCAGAGCGTGAAGATTTTTATTCTGCTATGAGAATTATCTGGGACGGCAGTACCTGGGGTGTATATGGTTTTACCAACGAGAATTCTTTCTTTAGCTATTTTAAACCCAGTGTGCCCACACCAACTGTAGCACAAACTATTGGCGATTACACTATCAAAGAAAGCACTAGTTATGATAAAACAACAGTGTGTAAAATACGCTACGGTGCCTTGTTTAGTTCAAGACAGGAGTTATATGATTTTATTTTGGGCTATGGAAAATACCTCGAAAGCATAGGATTTATTTTTGAAGACGTGGAAAGTGGAGATTTAAGAAACTGGCAACTTAGTGCTAAACAATTTATATTCTGGAGTAATGATCCATTAGATGCAGGAAATTATATAGATTTAAATCCTGCTGCCAATAGTATCGTTGTTAAAAAAGAAACTACGCAATTATCTAACTTGCTTGGATCCAATCTTAATGTAGGACAGATTGTTGATAGATTCAGTCAGCCTATGTTTAGCAATGATATCTTAGTTAATAGAGATAGCGTGTTAAGAATCACACCTCGAAGTCTGTCAAAACCAATATACGGAATCAAATTAGTTTTTGTTACCTATGAAAGTGTATTGCATTTGTCCAGTACCAGCGTTTTCAATGACGTATATTTCTTACCCGAACAAGCAACATCCAAGAGAAGTTATATATTGGGCGGAAAGAAAACAGACGCATGGACCGGAAAATATGACACACCTGGTTATGTCTTAGATGGTATGGAACTAATTCCAAACTACGACACAATGGCAGATACAGGTAGGACATTATTAGACGTAGAATCTGTGTTATTGGATCCTATGATGTTAGAAGCATCCAGGAGTCAGTTTGGCTTGAATAGAAATCCAGAACTGCGACAGTTATTATTACAAGACCAAAGCGAAACGTTATTCAAAACAGGTATTGCTTTTAATAAAGGCACACGTCAAGTTTTCAATGCACTTGAACCTCTGACACACAAAGATGGTTCAACCACAGTGGCCTATGAAGAATACATGGTTCGTACCGGTGAATACGGCAATACAAAGAACACTGAATATTTTGAATTTGAAATCAAGCACACAGATCTATCAAAAGATCCACAGATTATCAAGTTTCAAGATGACGAATTGGAATCAGATCGAATAATTTATATCAATGACAAGAGTAAACGCTGGGTATACAAGCCGTATGGCAAGAATCTAAGATTTAATACATTTGATAGAAGCTACAGTGTGCTTAATGCAACGGGACCTGTCATCAATGGGGACACGGATTATGTTGTAAGTTCTACGGCGGACGTCATGAATATGTACGGGGACTTTGAAGAATTATGGAGTATACCACCATTTAACACAGACAAGTCATATAAAAAGAATGAACAAGTTAGGGTAAACGGCCAACTGTACCTGGCTAAAACAACGGTATCTCCTAACACATGGGCAAGCAATCAAGACTATTTTACTGCTATCAGTGAACCGTATCTTCCTAACTTTTTTATTGAGAAGTATGATACGCCTACTGTCAATGTTTCGTCTAATACAGTAGTACCTGCAACATGGCAAGTATTACAATTAATGGATCTTAACATAGGTATAAAAGAATGTTGCCCAGGCCCCTCAGATACCAGCAAGGCACGCATAGCAACAACTAAGAATTCTTTAGTTGTTGCAGGTGACATGGTATTGTTGGTGAATGCTGACAATGGCGCCAGCAGTGTAAACGGTGTATGGAAAGTAGATAGCATAGAACACACGGGTTCAAATTATTACTTTTATATAAACACAAACATACCTGGTACAATTAAAACAGGCAAAGTATTTGTATTTAGACCTGTACGATTTAAAACTGAAGAAGATTTGAACGCGGCCATTGCCAGCGGAGGATACACATGGGGCAAGAAGTTTAATCCTAGGGATAATATTTTAGGAGCAACTAATGTAGTTCCTCCGGCAACTCCCAGTGGATACAATGCAGTAGATCCCATAGCTATTGTAGACGATAACATCGCAATGGCAAGAGTAGCAGAAA